TGATTTGGATTAATGCTTACTTCATCTCCATTAACAAAATCAGATATGTTTGCTGATTTGCCAAGAGCTGTGATTGCTTTATGCAATGGATCTTTTGGATCATACTTACGTTCAAACCCAGGCTTGCCTCTCAGCTCAACCCAGGTTTTATCACCTTTGTTCCACATTTTAAGTACATCCTGATTCTTATCACGAATCAGTTTAAGCTTAACGCCTTCAGAAATATACTTCTTAAAATTAATCATATCTTTTTAGCTGTTTTTGCTGCCTTAGCTCTTGGAAAAAGACCAATTCGAGCATTTTCAATAAACACTCCTGCAACATTAGCTCCACGATCACCTGTATAACGAGCGTATAGAATTGGCTTATAAGAATCGCCTTTTAGTGCGCTTCCATTCGAGCCTGAATGTGTTGATGTAATTTCATAAGTTGCATCACCAGGAAGCTTTTTAAGTTTCATGCTGCCTTGATGGAATTCATCTACGTTTTCATGCCCTGGTGCTCCGCCATAGCCTGTCCCATAAATTGACATATTTACCAATTCATCACCTTTAGCTTCTCTATATGCAGAATCACCTTTTTTCAAACCTTCAGGAAACATCTTTTTTAAATCTTCCATGAATGATTTTACTTCTGCGTTATCAGAAAATACTTTGTCTGATAGACCACCATATTGTTGAAAGTCAGTGGCTTTGCTACCAGCCTTATGAGATAAGAAAGCAACTTCTTTTTTCTGAGAATCAATAATTGAAAAGTCTGACTTTGGAGCACGACGGCCACGTTGAGGAGTTGAAATGATGCCAGCACACTCGACAAAACGACCATTAATCTTAAGACGAATGATCGGTTGATTTTCATCTACAAATACTTTATCAAGTTCTGAAACAAATGAAGATAGATAAGCATCTTCTGCTTTAGTACCGAAACCCGCGCCTTTACCACCAAATTCTGGAGTTTTAAGAAATTGATTTGAATATTTTACTTTAACATTTTTCTTTTTCTTACCTGTGGTCGTGCCTGAAAGATCTGCGCTGTAACCTTTTGTTTGCATTCCTTTTTCAATATCGGGAAGCTGTTTTTTATCAAGAACAACTGCGCCTTTCTTAGTCATGAAAGGCTCGCCATCTTTGACTTTTTTGATAAATGTTAAGGTTCTTGCGCCACCGCGTTTTGTAAGATCGTAATGTTTAAGATCCAAGTATTCTTTTATATATTGCTTAAAGCGTAACATGATAAGTCCATTAGTTAACTAATAAGCTTATTTATATTCTTAACTCTTTATAAACTTTGCAAAAAATGGAGGAGTAAAGCCATTGAATCCAGAACCAAGATTCAATTTACGAGCCAATTCATAAATGTCTTTACCTTTTGGTACTTCAATATGAACATTAGTCTCGGTTTCTTTAATAGTGTTATCTTCTTGTACTATATAGCTCATGATAGGTCTCCTGCTGAAAATAATGATTTCTTATTTGAACCAAAACTTGATTTATCGAATACTGGTGTATCTGATGGAGATGGTGCTTTTCCAGTCTGAGGAGCATCTTGTGCTACACCTCGTTGAGCTCCATCTTCTAAATCATAAATTTTCATTTTTGCGCGGTCAATGCCAACAACAAAACGACGATAGTAACCTAGGTCACCCCAGCGATTTTTAAGTTGTTTAATCATAAGTTGGCCGAGTTTATCGAGATCCTCAGATGTTATAAGACCAAGAATACAATCAGCAGTATGAGTAATACCCATAGACTCAGAAGTATTCGTAAGGTCGACATCAGAGTTGCCATAACCATCGCGGTTAAACTGAGAAGAAGTAACAACAGCAGCGTTATATTCCATAGCCAGTCCACGTACTTCCTCCGCAATTGATTTGACCAATGTATAACTATTTGCAGCAGCGGCGCCTTTTACTCTGGCACTTGCACAGATATTTAGGTAATCAATAAAGATAACATCAGGAGTAAAACCACGTTTCATACGTAGTTCATTTAATAAATGGCGGAAATGACCGACGTGCGCAGAACCGGTAGGATATTCTTTAACGACAAGCTTTCCTGTAGTTTTTGATTGAATACGATTAATTCGTTTTTCGTAAACATCTCTAGGAAGAGTTTTTAATTCGTCAAGAGTACAATCCATCATATTGGCATCAATACGTTCGGCAATGCGCTCCTCGGCCATTTCCATTGTAATATACAGTACGTTCTTACCATGCATCAAATAACTTGCAGCCATATGACACTTAACAAGAGATTTACCACCACCGGTAGTTGCAAGTAACACTGACATAGATTTACGAGGTAAACCACCTTTGGTTACCTTGTTAAGCAAATCAATATCAAATGGTAGACGTTCTTCTTTTTTGTGATAGAACTCGTAACGACCATCATAATCTTCAAGATAATCGTGGCCGATACTTGTATCAAAACTAATACTCAAACTATTTGAAAGAAGTTCTGGAATAGAACCTTTATCAAGTTGAGTATCTTCGCCGTCAATCACAAGAATTGCTTTGCGTATTGCATTAAACAAATCTTTGTCTTGGCAAAACTTTTCAGTTTCTTTTACAAGCCAATCCATATTAGTATCAGGATCTCTTGTAAACTCATCAACGGCATTCATAATATTTTTATATGAATCTTCGTTTAAGTCCTTGCGCTTATCGATAGTAATCTTAAGAGCCTCCACACTGGGAGGCTCCTTGAACTCGTCAACATATGAACAATATGTTTCAAAGATTTTCTTTTGAGTAAGATCTTCAAAGTATTCCGCTTTGATGTACGGATAAACTCGACGATAATAGTCATCATTAAAGATTAGATTGGTAAGTACTGTTTTTTCGATCATTAGGCTTCATCATTCTCTAAAACTGCTTTATCTTCATCCCGTAGGATAATGTTCCCGCCAACCGAGAACGCGTTCTTGACATATTCTTTGAAATCTGTCTTATTAAACATTGTATTCCAAAATTCAGAATTGTCAACAATATCTTTTGCGCGAAGTAATTTTTCAGAGATGATTTCACCAGTAGCTGGATCAACTGCTTCATACCAACCAACTTTTGGTTTACGGATATAGCCGCCTTTTTCAGCAACCTCCATCAAACCAGACCATTTTACAATCCCGCCTTCCCAAGATACTGTAATTGGAATCTTGGACTTTTCTTTGACGTGACGAGACTTTTCAATATTGATAACAAAATGGTAGCCTTGGATTTCAGTTCCAACTTTATCTTGTTGACGACCAATAATCCAAATGCTGTCAGCTGAGTAGTAAATACCAGTACCACCAGATACGACATCCTTAGGAAACATACCAATCTCTTTGTAAGTGTGGTTAACAGCAATGAGAGGAATGTCTTTAAGGTTAAGATGCGGAGTAACAATGCGGAACAAAGACTTAAGAGCTTTTGCTCTAGACATATCGGCAACTGATTTACCGTCAAGAGCATCTTCAACTTCTTTCTTTGAAGCAAGGTTACCAACTGAATCAATAACAACTACGACCTTATCATTCTTTTCGATTTGGTCCATTTGTTGAGTGATATCAAACTTAAGTTCTTCCACATTGGTAATTGGCGTATGGACAGTACGATCCATATCAATACCAAACGATTCAAAGTATGCCTGCGGTGTACCAAACTCTGAATCATAGAATAGAAGAACTGCATCTTCATGTTTTTTCAAATAAGCGGCTGCCATAAGCAAAGCAAACGCTGATTTAAAGTGTTTTGAAGGACCTGCAAGAACAAGCAGGCCGGGTGTCAATCCACCATCCATTTGACCAGATAGAGCAACATTTACCATTGGTACTGGTGTTGGTGCCATATCCTTTTTACCAAATACCTTCGATTCGGTAATTGGTGCAGTCATTTTGATAGTGCTGTTTTTGACTAGTTTATCTAATAGACTCATTATGTTCCCTCTACAATCCTAAGTAACTTTTGTTTATAAGCTTCAATCTTTGCAACTCGATCGGGCCAGTATATTGTGGACTTATCTGGGTTTTTGCAAAGGTTGTCTAAAAACGGCGAAATTGATTTATAGAGGAGCTCAAGACGATATTCGTATTCTTCAGCCGATACTTTGGCTTGAGTTACTTTGTCTTCAAGCTCCTCTTTAGCTCTACGTTCCGCCTCAATTTGTTCATTGGCAGCAGCTTCTTTTTCTTGAATTTCTTCATCAATAAAGCTGAAGCCAAAGTCAAAATCTAAGACTTCTTCGTAGACCTTTTTATCCATTCGCTAGTTCCTTAAAGATTGAGAGATCATCGTCATCATCGTCCATTGACATTGATGGCGCAGATTCAGCAACTGGAGCGGCAGGAGCTGGAGCAGCTTGTTGGGTATTACCCATATTGCTCAGATCCAAATCGTCAGAGTCATCAGTTGCCATTGTTGGCTCGCGAGGAGTTTCATCAAGAGCAAGAACTCTATACAACTTTGCTTTAAGCTCATTGTAATCTTTAAAGTTCTTTGGATCAAGCAACTCTTGTAGAGAGTGCTGCTGTTTCCATACTGCTTCGATTTGTGCGTCATCTTCATATAACGCTGAAGGTGCATCAAACTCTGATTTGTCATAGTTTGGATAGCCTTCAAATTGACGGATCTTCAAGCGGAAGTTAGCACCTTCCCAGAAATCAAATGGATTTACTGGAGTTTCATCTTCGAACTGAGGATTCATCAAATCGTTTAGTTTGTCAAAAATCTTTTTGCCGTATTGATACATGAAGACTTTACCTTCATTTTCTGGATTGCCACCATCTTTCAATACAAGAATGTTTGACACATACTTTAAACGACGCTTTTGCTTGCGAGCTTGATCTTTATCAGATTCGATACCTGAGTTCCAAAGCTTTGAATTAAGCTCTGATACAGGATCGTCTTGATTGATCGTTGTAAGAGAATTTTCGATGTACCATAGACCTGTCGGGCCTTGGAATCCATGATCCCATGTACGAACGAATGGCATTTCTTCACCAGCTGGAGCAGGCAAGAAACGAATAATAGCAAAACCATTACCAGCTTTATCGCGGGTTGGTTTCCAAAATTTACCTTCGTTGGGATCTGAGTAGCTCTTTGTTGACATTTTGTCGAGCTGTTGGTTCAACTTGTCAAGTGAAGATGAACGGGATTTTTTAAGTGCGTCGAATGACGTTGCCATATGTATTCTCCTTGTATAGCGTTGTATTGCAGTTTATTTCGAAATATATGTTGGATTGTTCCAACGATATATTTATATCAGAAAAAGCGATCACGGACAATATCCTTGAACTTTTTTTCGTCAATTTCTAGGAAGGGTCGATACTTCTTCGATAATCTTATAATATCACGTGCTACGATTTTGTCAACAAGATTTTCATCCCAGTAGGGAAAAATGTTTGCAATGTGAGTAAGTATCGTCCAAGTTTCAACCGATATTTGTTTTTGAATGAAAAGCCTAAGCACGAGAGGATGTTGGCCGTCTGGGGTAACAAAGTTTGCTTGCCAATCATCATCAAGCTTAGACAATTCACTTTTGAAAAGATAACCGAGAGATTCGATTCGTCTTTTCCAGTCAAGATAACGAGCTTCACCCGTTTCTTCAACAATGTCACGTATCCATGCATTTGGTTTTTCAATCATGTTCGAAAGTAGAACATCTCGAGGATGCTCCATTTTTGATAGTTTATGAAAGAAATAAACATCTGGTCTGGTTCTATACTTATCATATGTAGCTCTGATTTTACCATTATACTTATGATAATCAAAGTTATCAGTAGTAAAATGCTTTTTCATTGCTAGATAATTTACATATAAACCAAACGATTGTTCGTTAGCATAGCTCTGTGATGTCAGGCTCATCTCGTTTTACCATTCTCAATTGGACCGCTTCACTTCTTACTTTTTCTTTTAAGATAGAAGATTTTTTAACAATATCAGCTACTGTCTCGATTTCAAGTCCGTTTTTAGAAGCATATTCAACTAAAGCATCAATATAGTTAACGCCTTTTTCTAACATGCCTGCAATTTCATGATGTACTTTTTCAGGTGATCGAGGTGGTGTAATCATTATCCGTTTAATACCTTTATGCCATCAATCCAATTGGTTGCAGCATCTTCAACATAATGAATGCTATGACCCATGATAGCTTCTTCTTTAATAAATTGACCATTAATATAATAATTAATTGTGTAACCTTGTCCTGCAGAATAGATTTCAGCCCGAAGCTGTTTTCCGTCTTTCTCGCCTAGGAATTGGTTGACCATATTGCTCATTACGATCCTCCCTAATGTGTTTAATATAAGATGTTGGTTCTTTTTGCGAACCACAATTTTTACAAAATGAAACATGAATTTGGTATCGATGGGTACCAAACATAACAAATGTTGTTCCACTTGTTATTTCTACTTTATCACAACAACCTAATAATGTCAACTATTTTGTTCCTCTTCTCGTGTTTTATATTGCCACTCATCAGTGTGTCCAACAGACCATTTAGGTTCTGTTTCCACTGCATAGTTCTGAGTACAAACTTTAAAATCTGGACGTAGTAATTTATCTGGTGTTAAGGAGCTATCTCGCCAGAGAACCCTGTTATTAGGCTGAGCAGCGAATTGACCGTTGTCAAGTCGTATAACGTTGAAAGACTTGTGTTCGGG